TCCTTAGAACCTACGCCAAGAAGCATTTGTTGCATTGGTGTCATTAGCTCAACCCTGCGCCTGAGATATATCCAACACTAGCACTTGCAAACCAGACAGTTGCCATCCCTCTAGCAGCTAAAGTTCTATTTCCAGTTGAGGCATCAGCCGAATTGTGGAGCGTTACTCCAGAACCTTGAGTGATCGTTTGATCTGATCCACTGTTATTAATAATCGTCACGGCATCTCCAGCAGAGAAAATTGAATTATTCAGAGTAACTCCACCAGTAGAAATATAAATAGCTTTACCAGCATCAGCCGCTACAGCTACATGTGCTGAACCTTGAGTATTGGCAGGTATAGATCTTAAATTTCCTTTGTCATCCTTAAAAAATTTTCCAGCAGCTACTTCAATATTTTCTGAACTTGTCCAAGAGTCTGTCGAGTTAACCCAATTAAATGTTTTATCACTAGCTCCTTTAAGAGTTAAGCCACCACCGTCAGCAGTTGTATTTGAAGGAGATGAAACCTTACCTAAAGTTATATTTTTATCTTCTACATCTAGATTGGTTGTATTAATCGTAGTTGTCGTTCCATTAACAGTGAGATCCGCAGATAATACTAAACTTGTACCATTAACTGTTCCTGTAAAAGTCGCTCCAGATAAAGGTGCATAATCCCCAACCTCTGTCATCACAAAGGCTGTTGTAGCTATTTGTGTTGTATTTGTATTAGCAGATGCGGTAGGTGCTGCTGGCGTTCCAGTAAGAGTTGGTGATGCAAGAGGCGCAAAACTTGTAGCTACAAATGCTGTTGTTGCTGCCTTTGTAGAATTATCTCCTGCTGTTGGTGTAGGAACAGTAACCGTACCAGTAAAAGTAGGTGACGCTAATTGAGGAATACTAAGAACAGTTCTTGTTGCATCACCAGATCCAGTGTCATAGATCAGGTTATTTACTTTTAAATCTCCGTAAGCCATGATTGGATCGTGTTTGTTGGTAGTTTAGCTCTTAATAAGAAAGAAGTTTTATTTATTCAGCATAACTTGCTCTTATAAGTAACTTAGTTGCAGAAAGTGCCATTCCACCACTCTTTACATTAGTTCCTCCAGCCCCTGCAAATTGACTCGTTCCTAACGATCCATCAGATTGCACATAGTATCTGGTAGCAGCAGTCAATCCAGATTGATTGTCAACAGTATTCCCGTCTAAATTAATTGTTCCTGTATTTCCATCGCTAATTGCTGAAGGCGCAAAACCTATACAATTTAAATAATCTACGTTAGTTGTTGCTTGTGTTGTTTTATTAGTACCTAAAACCATTCCAGCAGCACTGCCTGAACCTGATCTTACTACTGATAAAACCCTGCCTGTATGAGCAATATAAACACAACAAGCTTCACCTACACTGCCGTAGTTACTACATACTGGATTGTTTGAACTACCATTTAAAGTTGTAGTTATGTTGTTTGTACCAGCAAATGATGCTGAAACTATTCTTGTAGTATTGTCAGTTCCAACAACCACTGAAAAAGCTCCACCTTCATTAGAAGTTACAAGATTAAGAGATAAAAAACCCATTCCATGATTCCAGTTAACCGCAGTACCAGCAGTAACAGCTAATGTAGTGGAATTAATGGTATGAGCTTTCATATAAAAAATACTGCTACTTTCCCATGCTGTGACAAATATATTTTTAACTGAGTTGTACCTAACTCTATTTTTGACAGTTCCAGTGGTATGTTGTAATGGAGTACCTAATGTAAATGTTGGGTTTGTTCCAGAACTAACTCTTGCACCCATAATATAGTCATTAGTATCAGTAGAATCTCTCCTCCATACAAAAGCAATAATATCATTTGTGGAATCATAAGTAAGATCTCTCCATTGTCCATCGCAGTTGTGACTACCATCTATAGCAGTCCAACTTCTATAATTCCAAACATTAGTGCTTGTAACATCTCCAACAAGAAATCCCGGTGTGTTTGTATTCCATTTACAAGTACTATTATTTGCTCTTGCATAAAAGGCAATTCTATCGTCGCCAATAGCTACCATGTGTGGCTCACGATAATCACCTGCTGTACCAGATTGCCCATCAATATAATAAGCACTACCCCAAGTCCAATTTGTCCCATCTGAATTAACTTGCCCAATCTGTATCTTCATCTTGCTATTATCTTCACAGCAAACAGCAAATCTTTTATTAGATAAACTGCAACAAGCAAAATCTGTTCCCGATATGTAATCTGGAAATGCTGTACGGGCAGCATTTATTTCGTTATATCCACCACCAGTACTTTCATACATCTTGTAATACAACACATTATCATTGGTATTTTTCCAAATAAGTAATGTCATATCACTTTCAGGATCGTATGCCATATTGTCATGTGCCCCCGGACCGAAATCGTGATAGCCTGATCCTGTACCGCCTTGAGCTACTCCATTAGTGTCTATTATTGGACTACTTGCAACAGACAGTGTCTCTCCTACTTGAGCCGCCTTACCATTACTTTTAATAATCACAGGCTTACCAGCAGCAATAGCACCATCGGCTACTAGGTCAACGGTGTTACCAGCAGGGGGAAGATTAGTTAAACCAGATCCATCACCAGTAACAGCCGTAGCTGCTAACGTCCCAGTGACAGTACAGCCCGTTGCCGAAGTTTCTATCTTTTTGACGTTATTATGATTTATTTCTACGGCTCCATCATCATTGCAAATCAGATAATTCTCGCCACCGTCTCCTGACCTAAGTTGGATATTAGAGCCATCTAAATATAAAGTTCCACCCCCACTACGAAACAACACATAACCTGTGCTGTTCATTAGTTTGGTATTTGACCCATCATGGACTATGTAAAAATCATTAGCATCACCTAATTTCAACTCTTTACTATCTCCTACATGTATATGCTCACTAGAAGTCCAAGCATCAGTTGAGTTAACCCAATTCCATGTCTTATTTGTAGCTCCAAGTAAAGTTAGCCCCCCTCCATCTGCCGTAACATCACTAGGAGTTGATACTTTACCGATTTGAATATTTTTGTCCTCCACCTGAAGGGTGGTCGTGTCAATCGTAGTGGTAGACCCATTAACAGTTAAATCCCCACTTAGTACAAGATCTGCTGCATTAATCGTTCCAGTAAATGTAGGACTTGCTTTAGTAGCGAAACTTGCAACAACAAAAGCAGTAGAAGCAGCTTTAGTACTATTGTCTCCAGCCGTAGGAGTTGGTATTGTTACCGTTCCAGTAAAGGTAGGTGAAGCTTTAGTTGCAATATTGGAAACACTTACATCAGTCGCAGTTCCCGATAAGTCATACGTGATCGTATCAACTTTAACTTTTCCGTAAGCTGGCATTTAAAGCACCACCCAAGTCGCATTACTAGGTATTGTAATCGTTACTCCATTATTTACAGTTAAGTTTCCAACTGATACTGCATTTTTGTTAGTTCCCAAAGCATAATCTGCTGTTACTGTTTGATCATTTTCAATAAATACTTCATTTTGTACTCCAGAAGCAATACCTCCAGTAGCTCCAGCACCACCACCAATTGCTCCCCATCCTGTACTTGAATATCCTTCAAATTGATTAAGAGTACTGTTATATCTAAACATTCCAGTATTTGCTGAGCCTGGACGTTGTGCTGTAGTACCAACTGGAATGTCAAGGACTCCAGTTCCACTCATTAAAATATTTCCACTAACAGTCAGGCCAGTTAATGTCCCAACAGAAGTCAAGCTTGATGCTGTTACTCCACTAGCAAGAGTTCCACCAGTTAACGTGCCAGCCGCAGCAGTAACCGTTATATCCGCAGAGCCATCGAAATTAGTTCCGTTAATTGCTCTTGCTGTTGCGAGTGCTGTTGCAGTAGCTGCGTTCCCTGTCGTGTCTTGATTACCAGCAGCATTTACACCTGCAAGGTTGATATTTGCTGATCCATCAAAACTAACGCCTCCAATTGTTCTTGCTGTTGCTAATTTTGCAGATACATTGCTATTTGTTTGAACAGCATTACCCATTAAAGAATGTGCTGAACATTGATAATGAAGAACTTGTGGAGTTGAGTCTGAAACAACTATTTGCGTATAAGCACCTGACGAACCAGCAGTACCGTTAGTAGTAACGCCTGTTGTATATGCAGTTGTCTTGTCTGCTTCTAAATAGAAACGTAATGGGTGACCTGAGTTAGTACCATCTGCTTGATCAAATTTATATGTACGACCTGGAGTAAGAGTTATAAATGGTGATTCTTTGCCGCCAATCTTATATCCAGATCCAGATCCAGATCCTTGATAACGATGTGCGCCAGTCTTAGAAGCAACAGTAACAACAAGAGTTTTTACGTTGCCTGTATAAGTTGCATTTAAACTTGATGCTCCAACTAAAGCTCCATCATTAGTAAGTGTTGCATCTCCTGTAAATGTTGGTGATGAGCTAGAACCTGGATCGACCCAAGATAAAGTACCAGCAGAATCAGAAGCTAAAACATAGCCAGAAACAGGAGCATCAGAAGAAGGAAGCGTAAGAGTAAAGTTGCTTGCAATTGATGCTGGTGATTGAAGGGCTACATAATTTGAACTATCAGCGTCTGCAAAACGTAAATCTTTTTGAGCATTAAGGGTTAAATCTCCAGTTAACGTACCTCCAGAAAGATTTAGTTTTAAAGCATCTGCTGTATCTGTGTACGTTTTAGTTGAGGCATCTTGCGCTGCTGTTGGATCTCCAAGACCAGTTATTTTGCTTGTTCCCATTGCAATCGCACCACTCATCGTGCCGCCTGCTAATGGAAGTTTTGTTGCATCAGTTGCAGCATCAGTTGCCCATTCAAGTGTTGTAGCAGTCGATCCAGCCTTAAGTACTTGACCTGTTGTTGGTGCAACAGCAGGAAGAGTAAGAGTTATATCTGATGATTGTGCTTGTGCTTTTAATCCTGTGAAATTAGCTCCGTCACCATCTGCCTCACTTAGCCTCAACTCTTTTGCGTTATCAATAATTAGATTGCCAGTCATCGTGCCACCAGCTTTCGGAACCGCAGCGTTGGCTGTTGCTGTTGTAGTTGTTAGTGCGTCATTTACAGTTTTAACAGCAGCAGGAGTAGCAGCAGTTGTAGCACTTGTACTGTTTGTTGAATCTGTTAGTTGTAAGACACCAACGGCACTTGTCGTTCCAGTCGTAATTTTGCTTCCAGCAATCGCAGCAGTTGAACTGACATCAGCGTTAACAATTGCTCCAGCAGTAATAGATGTAAGACCTGCATTATTAATTCCTATGTCTCCTGTAACTGCTACTGCTGTTGGGACGTTTGATCCATTCCCAATAATAATTTGAGCAGAAGTAAGAGCAGCTAATTTGCTAAGAGCAATAGAAGCATTTGCAGCTATGTTTGTATTTATTAAACTTCCATCAACCATTGTTGATGTAACTGTATTGGTGTCGCCACTTGTTATTACATTTCCAGAAACATCAGGGAAAAGTATTGTTTTATCGCTTGCAGTTGGGTTTGCTACTCCAATAGTTGTTTCATACGCATCTATACTTGAACCTTCAAAAACTAAGCTTCCAGAATTACCAATAAGCACTTGACCACTCACTGTACCACCCGTAAGTGCTAACTTCTCTGTTTCTAATTCTTGCAGTGCATCTTGAACATTAGTTGCTGCAAGTTGACCGTAAGGAGTGAAAGTTATATTGCTTGCAACTTGACCAGCTACGGTCTGCGATAAATCAATTTCTTCCCAAGAACTACCTCCAGTATTTGTAACTCCTAAAATATAATCTGGTGGTGCTAATGCAACTACAGGAGCTGGCGCACTGGGCGTTCCAGCAAGTTCAACTACTAAATATAAACCATCAGTAGAACTTGAAGGAGTAGGAACATTACTTCCAACCGCTAATCCTGCCGCAGCTCCAGCAGTAGTTACCGACGCTACTTGAGAAGTATTAGCGTTGAAAGTACCTCCTAGTACCAACGAACCTTTAGTTAATGTCGTTACGGGCTGATAAGCATTACCATCAAAAATGTATAAATCTTCAGTTACTGAGTCAAAGAAAAACTGACCAGTAAATTGACTCGTAGGGAAACCAGTCTGACCTACAGATCCAAATATAGTTGTAGAACTATTAGATAACTTACTACCGTCAATTGTGTCTGCACCAATTCTTGCTGCTGCAATACTTCCTGTTGTTATTTTAGCTGCATCAAGAGATGGGATGTCTGAAGCTGCAAGTACAGTTCCAGCAGTAGCAACACCTTTTGTATTGACAGTCAGTTTTGTATAAGTACCTGCACTAATTCCACTCGTTGAAGTCGTTAGATTTCCTGAACCATCAACAGTTAAACCTCCTCCTGATGTAATTTGAACAGCACCTTTAGCACTTGTTGTTGCTGTTGGAAGATCTCCAGCGACTAATCCTGTTGCTGCTGTAATTGCACCCTGATTATTGAAAGTAATTCCAGATACTGTTGCACCAGTAACGCTATTTGTTATTGATAAAGCACCTGCTCCACTAACAGTTAAACCAGCTCCTACAGAAACACCACCAACTGCTGACGTAGTAGCTAGGGGAAGATCACTAGCTGCCAAAGCTACCGTTCCCGTGATCAACCCCTGAGCGTTAAAACTAATTCCTGATCTTGTCGCTGCTGTAATTGCGTTATTAATTCCAAGCGATCCAGAAGCTACATTTAGCGACCTATTGATATTGCTTGTGTTTAACTTGGCTGCTGTAACTGTTCCATCGGTTAACTTCGTACCGCTAATTCCACTCGCTACCTTTGCATCTGTGACGGCTGAATTTGCAATAGCATTAGTATCAACCGCATCATCTGCGAGTTCTGATGCCGTGACCGAATCTACTCCTAGCTGAGTTGAAGTTACACTTCCCGAAACCAACTTGGTTCCAGCAATACTTCCTGCTAATTGTGCATTAGTAATTGTTCCAACTAATGACGAAGTAGGATAACCTGTAGAGTCAGTTAAGTTAAATGCTGGTGTAGCGTCAGTACCACCAAGACTTACAGATATTCCTCCAAGAGAAACAGCAGAATTAGTTAACTTAGAATTATCAATTGAACCTGCTAATTGTGCGTTTGTAATCGTCCCTACTAATGCTGAAGTTGGATAACTTGTTGCATCTGATAAATCAAAAGCTGGAGTTGCGTCTGCTGCGCCTAAAGCAACAGAAATACCGCCAAAGCTAACTGAAGAATTTACAAGCTTTGAATTAGCTATTGATCCAGCTAACTGAGCATTTGTAATTGTTCCTGTTAATGAAGATGTTGGATAGCCTGTTGCGTCTGCAAGATTAAAAGCAGGAGTTGCATCAGTTCCTCCTAGAGCAATAGTTACTCCTCCTAACGAAATATTTGAACCAACTAATTTTGAAACATCTATTGACCCAGCCAATTGAGCATTAGTTATTGTTCCGACTAACTCAGTAGTTTTATATCCTGTTGCATCAGTAAGATTAAATGCAGGAGTCGCATCTGTTCCTCCTAAATTTATTGATACACCACCTAAAGAAACTGACGAATTTGCTAGTTGAGAATTAGATAAAGTACCTGTTAAAGAAGCTGCTGGATAATTTGTTGCATCCGTTAAATTAAAAGCTGGTGTAGCATCTGTTGCCCCAAGAGCAATACTTACCCCACCGAGACTGAGACTTGAATTAGCAAGTTTTACATTTGTTACATTCCCGTCTGTGATGCTTGCTGTTACAACAGAGTTTGCACTCAACCCTGCTAATGCCGTAGCAGGAATACTTGCCGCATCAATTAAGGCAACACCTTTTTCAACTAAAGCTTTAGCTGTAATCTTTTTGGTTTCTGATGCGCTCCCATCAACAACTGCAAGTTCATCGGTTGCTGCTAAGTCTGCTTCAGCTAAAGCAGGCAACTGACTAATTTTTAGATCTGCCATTTAACTCAAGGACTTTAGGGACAGTTTACTTCTCTTATACATTATGTTGCATCATCCTCTAAAGAAATTTTATTTCCATCTTCCTTCAATATATAGTCAGTATTCTCTTGAAGTAAATAAGCAGGTGTAGAGCCAATCTTCAATTGAAATTCTCCTGACGTAACAAAATCAATATTAGTTTTAATTATTCCAACATTAGGGACAGTCACAGAACAACTGGTGATCTGTGCATCACATTCATACCAAGCGTTATTTACTGAAGCCGCTGATTCTCTATATAAAAAGAATCGACCAAAAAAATCTGCACCTTGTTGAACTCTTAAAATTAAACGAGCTAAATAAGATGAAAATTCTTGATCAGTTGAATAATCATGATCAGTTGCAACATATCTATGTTCCCAAAAACAAGTCATTGAACCTTGTCCAGAAATCAAGCCAGAATCATATTGACGTTTAAATGTATCTCCTAATTGATTAATTTCTACTTGATCCCGTTGTGTTGTGAACTCATATTCTTCTACTCTTGCTAATGGCTTATATGAAGTATTCCTAACTGTAATGCTAAGACTTTGCTGCTCTGACGGAGTAACTAACGCAAGTGCATTGGCTTTAGTACCCCCGACTGCAAGCGCAAGAGTTGAATATAAACGCATCCCACCAATGTCATCTATATGAACAAAGAAAGTGCCATCTCTTGCTGAATGACCTGATACAAGTTCTAAGTTTCCAGTTCCATCTGTTCTTGCAATATCAAGTTTATCTCCAGTAATAATTTGTCCAAGCTTATGATCAACTGAAAATCTTTTACGAGAAGTATTTACATCAGAAACTGCCAACGTCACATTTAACGAAGCATCCATAGATGTTCGTTTTAATTCAATAAATCCTCCAGTTCCTAAATAAACAGGCATTTATTTTTATAGGTCAAATCCTGAAGGAGCATCAGCAGCTTCAAATGAAATGTCTGCACTAAAGATTTCGCCTTGTGCGCTTGACACAGCAATTGAAGTTAAGACAACTGTCATTGTTATGTCTTTATATGCTCCAGTATGATCATTAATTCCTAAAGAAAGAGTTACTGTATCTGACGCTGCACCACCTGTTTTGATTAAATTATTCATTAATGTAGAAGCCATTGTATCTCCAGAAGTGGCTCCAGTAGCAGAGTAGTAAGCGATAGAAGCACTACCTGAAAGGCTGCGAGTTCCACCTATTAATTTTCGATCTCTATCACCAAGCGTTGTTACATCTAATGTTTCTTGACTTGATGTAAAACTAAAAGTCGTGACTCTACCAACAGTTGTTGAGCCAACTTTCATTACACCATCAGCACCTGAGTAGTAGCCCACAACAATCCCTAAGTTAAACAGTCATTCTATTCTAAGGCGAATCGAGGCAAGCAACAAATTTACATTCAACATTACTACGACCTAAATACACACTTGTTACTTGTGGAGGCCCATCGTACCTCCATCTCAAGCCTAATTTTGTTTGTCCTGTACCAGCATCATCTCTAATTTCTTGTTTTAAGAATGACCCGTCAATACCTATTGCTGCGTTTTCATCTTTAAAACGAACAAAATCGTAATCAGACATAACATCGTCATAATTAGCCAAAATTAATCCAGCGTCTGCATCAGAAATATTTGAGAAAGTAAGAGTTAAAGTTGCATTAACTCTTTTATTTCCATAACGCAAATGTGTTTTTGTGCCGTCTAAAGATTCAAATGTTGTACTTGGATATTCTCCAGGAGAAAAACTTCTAGAACTTGGTTTGACTGCTGGAAAATCAACTGCTGAAACGGTCATGTAATTAAGTCCATAAAGTGAGAATCCGTACCGTTATCCCATCCTTGCAGGATAGCCAATGTTCCGTCATCTGTTAAAGGAGCATGACTTCCTGAAATTTCTACTAAACCATCTTCTACATAAGAAATAGTTTCTAACTTATAAACACGATTACTTGTAACTGAATTTTTTAACGTAAATAAAACACCACGAGGTAGTCCTGCTCCTGTCACAAAGTTAACACCACTAGCTTCTTGAACTTTTTCAACTGCTGTCCCTGCTTTCCAATAATAAATACTTGCATTTGTATCAGTAATAGGATCTTTACTTATAACTTCTCCGTCCTCAGTTATTACTCCATTGTCATAACGACTGGTATGAGTTGCTTCTGAAACTAATCTAAAATAATCACCAGGAGCTAAATTAAAACAATATTGAGGTGCTGTTTTAAAACTTAAACCATGATCAACTTCTTTCCTTATTTTTAAAATGTATTTAGCATATTTTCTTGCATGAGAATCTGTCGTACAAAAGCCTGACATATCATAAGTTTCCACTGGATCTAACTTGCTTCCACCGTAATTGTAAGTATCTATAATTCTTTGTGTTGCTCCTGCTGGTGCATCTGCTATACCTTTGAGTCTTAACATTACGGATTTTGTTTCAGGAAAACCATTTGTTTTTTCTTTCCTATACAAAACATTTGCTGTAAAAAGTTGTCTTTCTTCAGGAGATAAAAATGATACTTTTAAATCATTTATATTTCCATCTGTAAACAACGCTTTTATATCTACTTTTGCATTAGGAGCTATTCTAAAGTTGGAATCTGTAGGAACAGCAGGAACTAAATTAAACTTACCTCCAATAACAGTAAAATCTAATAAGTTATAGGTTCCATGTTCATGCAAAAATTCTCTTAAATTTATTTTATTACTAATAATTCCATCCCAAGTAAAATTATTACTTGCACAAAACGCTGCGCCACTTGTCATGTTTCCTATAGCATTTACACCAACAAGTTCTCCAGCACCTAAATGAGAATCAGTTAACAACGCATGTGCAATTTCTACAAAATTATTACTTGCTTTAGGTGGGCCAGCAGGACTATTTAAAAGATCAGTAACTTTAATTCCTTTCTTAAAATAAGCCGATAATTGTGTAAAGTTAGTCCACTCT